TTATATAACTCATAATTAACTACTTTCTTGGGTTTCTATTGTCTCTAATGAATTTCCAAATCCATATACCATTTCTTCTCTAATCTCTATACCTATGTATTGACATATCTTAGCTATCAATGTTGGCTCATCAGAATCTGGTAATTCAAACTCTTGAAAATCAGGTTGAGTTTGATCAAATAAAGGTTCACCACCGACTAAACTTAAGTAAGTCCATTTAGGATCTAATGGATACCTCACATACTGAGCTTGTATATCTCCAGGATTCATAATAGTAGTAGGATATACCGTTACACTATTTGCATCCAAAACATAAGCTGGATATGTTTTTGTAGGATTAGTTAACATAGAATTAGTTAAATAGAATATTTTGTTTTGACTTACTCTTTCAACCTCTCTTGTATTAGTATTAGAATATATAACATAGCTATCTCCAATGTTTGGAAATATATCTGCACTTAAATTAATTGTTGTAGAGCTTACTACTCCAGTAACATATGCTTGATTAAAGGTGCTTGTATTGACAATTATAGTACCAATATTTGGTGTTGGTGCTGAAGCTGGTATTGTAGTCCAACCTACAGCTAATGGATCAATTAATTGATTTACACCTGGCCCAGCTGATACTCCTGTAAATAAAGGAACTGAATAATAAAATAATTTATTAATTAAGTAATAATCATTAGGCAGAGTAAATACATTAGCATTACTCTGAGCTAAAAAAACTTGAGTAGAAAAACTATCTATAACCTCTACTAAACCTTTTACGATATTAGCATATCCTGTTCCAGATTGACGATTGTTTTCTTTATTAATCCAGTTGTTGTACTGGTAGAAATAATCTTCAAACATATCCATCTGAGCCTGTTTAGCATATAGGTTAAAATCTTGTGGGGATATATATCCGTAATTATTTTTATTCGCTATAGCTAATACAGTGTTTCGTACTTCATTTATTGATGCCGCCATATTATATAAACATTTCTACAAAGATAACAAAAAAAAAGAGGTCTACTTTTTTTAGCAGACCTCTCTTAATATAATGTAAACTAACTTATGCTAATACAATATTCTCACAATAAAGTACAGGAGAAATTCCTCCCGCTTTTTTTAATGGAGAATTTATCAATGGCATTTCATTTACTACATGAGTCCATTCAGACTCCATAGTTTTAATAGCCAAATCTAAAAACGCATTAGAATAACAGTAATCAACCTGAGCCTCATTAATTGTAAAGTTTAATGTTTTAGCATTAACGCTTTCTTTATACTCTATAGATAGAGGTGTAGTTCCACCACCACCAGCAGTAGGTATAGGCATCATGATGTCTTTTAGGTTTACTAAAATACAACCAAATCCATTTTGTGAAATCATAACAGCTTTATCTGTACCGTTATCATCAAAAATAAGATTATCGATCATTACTTCTGTATCGCTTACTACTGATACAACTTTTGCATGTAAACCAGTGTCTTCATTTAATACAAAGTCACCAGCTCTAACATTAGACAAAAATAATCCACTTGCATACGTTAGACTGTAAGCATCTGCTGGACTCCATATTTTAAAGTTAGCACCTGTTACTTCTAATGTTACGTTACCAGCACCAGCAATTGTAAGTAGTGTATCACTATCTACTTTAGTTACTACTGAAGTAACCCAAACATCTGTGTCTAAAACTATATCCCCAACAGAAACCGCACTTGCGAATCCTCCTGTCCCGTAAGATAACTTACCAGGAACCGAAGCACTTGCTGCACCAGCTACTAAAGGGTTAGCCATGTCCGATACAAAATCATACATCGGGATTGGCACACTAATGAACTTACCCATTAGGCAATTACGATTCCAGATACTGCTTGTGGAGTAATCACAGAGTAAGTTACACGAGTCCAAGAAGTTGATAGTGCTGCCACTATTGCATCTTGAATTGCTTTTCTCATACTGAAGTTGACTTGAGCAGCCGCAGTAATTGTTGCAGTATTACCATTTAAATAAGTAATAGTTGTTGTTGTTCCAGTAACAAGAGCTGTAACTGAAATAACGTCATTGACATTCAAAAGAATGTCCCCAGATCCTGTCACTGGGATAGATAAGAATTTTTCCATTTTATAAAAAGTTTTAATGGGTTAATAAAGGACAAAGATAATCAAAAAAAAACACCCCAATTGGAGTGTTCTTTATTACTATTTTTTCTTTAGTATCTTTTTCAAGTACTTATAGATTTCTAAGCCATCGTCACTTTGGAAATAATCAGCAAGAATATATTCTGCGTCCTCTCCATAAGGTACTGCGGTTAGTTTTTTCTTATTATCTTTTAGATTAAAGTATACATCCTTACCATTATTTCTTAAAGTAATCAATTGGTTTTGGAAAAACAATACAACATCTTCTTGTACTTGTAATGTTGGATCATTAATTACCTCCATAAAATCATTAGGATAGTTTCTTGAGTATACTAAGATATCTCTTTTTAGTTCTGCTGTACTTAATGTATCAACATCACCACCTAAAAGAACTCTACCAACCTGAACAAGTTTATCTAAATCTAAAGATCTTGCTGCAATTTGTGCATCTAAAGCAATGTTCTCCATTTCTAAATCTTCAGCCGCATCCTTCTGATCATTAATCTCTTCAAAGACCTGACCGTTTGCTGGATGATAAGTAAGAAATTGTTGTAGTACTTGGTTATTTTTAGGAACATGTAGAAATCCATCTTCAAATATAATTGGTTCCATAATTGCATTACCATCTTGTTCATCCTCGAAAGGAGACTTTTGGTTTCTTGCATAACGAAGAGGTCTATTGGTTCCAGTCTCTTCATCGAAATGTAGAAGAGTACTTCTCTTAGAATGATGAGAAGATAACATGTATGCTAACGGTGTATTGTTAGACTTTAGCTTATAGCTTTTAGCTACGAATTTTTTTGTTTTTGACATTTTATTTATAATTTAATTAGATTAAAAAAAAAGGGGAGGAGGTTAATCCTCCCCTAATTACTTACTTACTTAGTCTTGGAATAAGAAGAAGTTGTTTGCACCTAAAGTACAACAAGCTCTCTCACTCAAGAAGTTTACTTGCATTGCATCAAGATCAGATGTTCTTGCACCACCAGCAGAACCAGTAATCCAAGTTTTGTAACGTCTGTCTTCAGCTTCTGAAGCTCTATATCTAACGTGTAAGAATGGACGCTTAGCGTTCTTTCCTAAGATTTGGTCATATACAGATGTAGATCCAGCTGGAACTAATAGTCCGCTAATTCCACCACCTACGATATCACCTCTCATTGAAGCATCGTTTAGATATTTCCAGTCAGACTTGTAGAAGTCATAACCTCTTCTGAATCCAGTAAATCCAAGATTTAAAGCCATGTCTTCATCATTGTCAAATAAACCATATGAAGTACCACCCGCTCCATAAGAGTTTTGAGCAGCTAACATATCGTCAATATCAAATGAGAACTGACGGTCTACGAAAAGAACATTCTCTTCAATAGAACCTTGCTTGTCTAATCTCTGAATAACTGTATCGAATCCAGCAAGTGTTGTTGGGTTACCACCACCCCATACATTACCTCTGTTTCCTACAACAAAGAATACACCTTCAGAACCAGCGTTGATTGTACCAGCAGCTGGAGCAGATGTAGAAAGTGCAGCTTCAGCACCAGAACCTGGAGCAGCTGGAACAGCCTCAATCATTGCAGTTTCAAGATAGTCTTCAAATCTCAATCTTGTTTCGTGCTCAGACTTCAAGTACCATAGGTATCCTGATCCACCATTTTCAGTAGAAATTTCAACCCAACCAATTTGAGCCATGTCAGAACCACTTACCTCGTAAGTATCCTTAATGATAATTGGTTTGTTGTCAAAGAATACATCGTTTGCTTCTAATGAGTCTACCATTCCTGGAGTTCCTTTTGCAAATTCAGAACCGTAAATCATTACAGTTAAGTTTGTTGCAGCTGGAACAACACCAATAATCTCATAGTAAGATGCAGTGAATGTATTTGCAGTTACAGCAGTCACTACAGCTTTATTGCTAAGTGCAGATCCCGCAGTGTTGTCAGAAATAAATACCGTTTGTCCAACTCTAACAGCGATGTTAGAACCTACTGGATTAAGGGGATCATTTACTGTGAATACACCAGCAGTACCACCAGCCGCAGCTACTGTTACTTGTGTGTATTTTGTGTGTAGTCTACCTTGCTCTGCCCATTTAATCATGTCAGAGTTTGAAGGCATTTCAGCACCTACCATTCTTAAGAATGAAGCTACTGTTCTATTACCATATCTCTCAAATTCTTTCTCGTATGTATCTGGAAGATACTGATTAAGAAAATCGAAATTAGTAATATAGTTCGAAGGAAGTGCTACCCTTTCCGAAGAAGGTTGTAGATCAAATCCTGGGTTTGCTAATATTGGCATTT